TTATTTTTGGGAGAAGAGTACCACTCAAAAAAGTAAGAAATTCAGAGGAGGTACCATAGTCCGAATACTTATAACCCAACGGAGTTAATATGTTCTGTTGGAAGTCATTAGAAGTAATGTCTGTTAGCTTATTTTGTTTTACAAAGTACTGACTAAACCCGCTTGGGGTATTTATTGCACTTAAAGTATTTGATTCAGATAGAGCACTAATATTTAATGTCTGTGCTATTTTATTGATTGATGCTAAATGGCTATTAATGATTAAGTCTGTAAGCTTAACCTGCGAGCCGCTTAAAGCGAGATCATCTTCCAGATACAAGTCTGGAGTTACTATCTTTACTGCATCTACAAAGTTTAGTTTTGAATACTTTTTTGCCATTAGATAAAGGTTATGTTTATAGTTACATTATTTAATTGAACTACCTCATTAAAGTCTATCGAAATAGCGTCAGAGATATTATCAATTGTTGAGTAACGTACATTTGTAAGATCAAATATCTTTCTATTTAATTCCTGAGGAACAAAAGCGTCCCCAAAACCAAATCTAGAGTAGGAAAAGAAATTAGTTATAATATTAGATGCTTCTTGTTTTACAGATTCTTCTTTATCACTTAAAGAAGAATCAACGAATAATGTAACTATAAGATCTAATGTTCTTATTAATCCATCCACAACGACAATCTCATCGGTAAGCATCTTCTTGTTCTTTATAGCTGAAAGAAGATTTGCTTTATATTCTATTGTAGCCTTCTGAAGTTGCGTTTCAGTCGCCTTTTGTAAAACAAACAGGTCAATAATATTAGCTGAAGAGTATGCTTTTCGTGTTGAAGCAGTTCCTATCGCTGCACCCCCTGAAGGGCTACGATACCTAGAAACATACGAAGCGAAGTCTCCTAAAGTAACTAACCGATCTTGTTGTTTAAACACTAAAGGTCCATTTACCTTAGCGTTTTCAACAGTTTCCGCGTCAACACCTCCTGTTATTACACTTGTATTTGTTAATGTTCCCGCTCCTGCATTTTTGGTTACTATAGGGGCGTTAATAATAGAGCCGAGCAAATTGCCGCGACTTCCTCCCCCAACTCTATAAAGAACTCGATACGAAGAAGAGTTTGGTGGTGCAGCACCTACGTTGCCATCACCAAACCGAACCAAGCCATTGTAATCTTCATCATAAATAACTTCAAAAATTTTATTAGTACTTCCTGACGCAGAATAAAGATTACCTACCTGTGTGTATGTTCCTGATAAAGAATCAGAAGAATCTATATAAATTTGAACACTATTTTCAATAATAGGTCCTTGTGTTAAAGAAATAGTCTTAAATACTTGAGTGGTATCAAATGTACCCACTTCTTCAACTAATGCCCCCTCTAATAATGCTAGATTATTCCACGATATATTTTCTTCACCCTCAGAGCTAGAGCGGGATAATGTAATCTCTGAGGTATTACTGCCTAAATTTTGTATTTTTCCCGCAACAACAGGGTATAATGTATAAGTTACCTGACCTCCATCTTGAGGAGATGAAAGCGTAATAATTCTACTGTCTGCTTCTACAATTGGATCTGCATCTGTAGATGCTGTATCGAGTGATATTCTCGCGTTTCCCCCCGCGCTGGTGGGGCCTTTCATTCGTATACCTATAAGCTCTAACAGCTTTCGAACATTTCTTCTACTTCTAGCGGTGGGTAAAAAGTTTTCATTCGCTAAAGCATCTGCTTTAAACGATAAAACAGCACCCATATACGAAATCAGTTCAGCAAACATTACACCAAAATCAGACTCACTAAAATTTTGATAGTCCTCTGGGTATACAGCTTGCATATAATTAAATAAAGAATCCCTTAAACTACCGAAATCCGTAGCGGCATAGTTTATTAAAGAATCTTTGTTTTCAAAGTTTGCCCCCTGCTGAATTAATTTTTGGAAATCTGACGAAGCAGTTGTGAAAGGTATTGTTGTAGGAAGATTATAATTTGATGTACTCATAATGATATAGATAATTCGCTTTGTTCTTCTGATATTCTAGAGGCTACTAGAAGCCTAATCTTTAGTCCTGGTAGCCCAAATCCTTGAGCTTTATCTGATTTTAAAATATCTAGTCTCAATATTCTAACAGTAGGCAGGTAATTACTGACTCCTCCAACTATCTCCTTTTTCATACTAATTATGAGATCCTCTGTTATGGGCTCAAAAAGAAACCTTTTTAAAGATAGTCCAAAGTTAGGAAGCATAACCCGCTCCCCTCGTTCTGTTTTAATGAATTGTCTAAGCTCACTCTTAACCAGTTCAAAGCCTTTTGTCTTAACAAAGATTCCTTTAGCAGAATTAGTTTTATCATATAAAGGATATCGAACTCCAAAAATAGCCTCAGTAGAAACTGCATTTATTATTTCATCAGTTACTGTTGTCGCAGGGGGTACACCAAAAATATTTGTATTAGTAATCATGTTGCTATATTTTTATAAAATCCTTTTTGAGCATTGTAGTTTTGAAGAACTTCCTTATTAGTTAGGGGCCTAGAATAAAACTTTAAACTTCCTACGAACCCGTTTAAGCCGCTTGTGAGTCCATGCCTCATCCCCATGAAGCCACCGACTTTGCTTGAATTGATTGGGTACCCGTCTGTCCAACCTCCTCCCACAATCCATGGAGTGAAATAAGTATCATTTAAAGGGCCATTATTAAAAACAGTAGTACCTATATTTTGAGTAACCGTAGCTGAAGAATAATAAAAACTACTAGTCTCGGAATCCTTTGGGGAAATAAAGGTAGGTAGTCTTGGGGCTTGCCCTGGATTACCCCCTAAAACTTTAGATAATGATGAAGTTGTCATTTTTACGCCATCTAAATAAACAATACATTCATTATTATCAATATTAAAAGACATATGCAAGTGACTAAAGCTACCTGAGACATCTGTGAACTTCTTTCCACCTACACTCAAATTATCTCTAATTGTTAATTTATTATAAGTTAAACTGTCATTAGAGCAGTTAGTATCTGGAACAAACTCAACGGAACTGCTATTAAAAGACATTGTAGGAGCAATAAAAAAGCAACTAGATGCGGTGGTAGCAGAAACATGCACACCGTTATTGGCACCAGGATCTAAATTGGAGCCAGGAATTATATAGGAATCCTCATAAATAACAGGATCTCTACTAAAACCAATTAATAAGCCTTTAGTAGTTTCTGATCCACCTGAATTATATAAACTACTAACATCAGGAACTGATTGCTCTCCCCCCGTATTCTCATTACCTAATAGGATTTTATAATAATTATAATCTCCCCACGCACCTGCGGTCAACGGACGGAAAGCGTCTGACCCTATTTCCTTAGAAGTAGCTGATGTACCATAATTTGGGATATGCAACCAACAATCAATACTACACCCACTTGGATTATAAAAAAGGTTCTGCATCTCCGTTGTAGGAGGAAGTCTTAAATAATTTGGTGACTTAGTTAATTTAAAGTTATTAATTTTCCACCTCGCTACGCCTCCTAGATAAGGTATACCAACACCAGACGTAAAGGCTGTTGCAACATTGCCCACTAATTGCGAGTTACCATGTGTTCCTAAAACAGCACAATTCACCACGTTATATTGATCCGAATCTGGAGAAACTACATCAGGCTTCAAGAAGTTATAAATCGCAAACAGCCCAGAACTCTCAATGCTGTCCGTTAAAGAAATAGCGGGTGCGGCAGTTGAAGAAACAGAAGGACTGAATACAACAGAACCTTTCCCTATAGGAGGAACGACTAGAGGGTCAACTAAAACTCTAGAGGTAACACCATAATTAGTAACAAACAGAGGTTTGATTGGTAGAACCACTCCTTCAACATCACCCGAACCAAAAGTTAAATTTTGTTGTTTATCTAAAGCAACACTTAAATTTATAGAGCTTAAGAAAGAAAAATCATTAACGGGAACATCACCTACAGCATACGCTTGTTCAGCGCCAAACAAGTCAGGAGCCTTTACCGCCACCTCTATTTGTTTTTTTCTCTTTTTAATCTTTGTATCATAAGCATCGGTAATAGAGTTCAAATTTAATCTATGATTCACTACCAAGGCGGAGTCTTCTATGTAGCCGCCATTCAACAGTTCCGTAATTTCATTAATTATTAGTTCTACCTGCTTT